CAATTCCTTACATCATTTAATAATAAAAAATCTGCTTCATCTTTTGATATACCACCACCTAGTCTTTGATCGACTACCCTGCCGTAACCAATAGTTAGGTATTTTTCAGGAGTAGAATCTTCATATACATGAGAGACAAAACCCTCATGTTTCTTTAACATGTGTCTCACTTTGCCTTCTAAAACGTTTGATAATTGTTGGTTCATAAAATTAAACTCTCTACAAGTAGAGCAACCACACTACATATAAGTCCTACTAATAAAACTATTAAAGTAGTAAGGCCGCCCTGTACTTTTTGTTGCAGCTCTTTTATTTCAAGTTCTATATCTACGAACTTGTTAAAAGCAGTCTTCCATCTTTCTGCACTTTCTTTTTGATGTACAGATAACTCAAGATGAACGTCTGCTGCTGTCTTTCTAGCCACTATTTTTTAAGTTTTTTTAGCCACTCAGGTTTGTTTTTAGATACCCACATGTAACCAATAACACCCACAATAATTGCAACAATAATATATTCCATTATTTCTCCTCTTTAGTTTCTGGTTTTTCTTCTACTAGTTCACCAACAGATTCAGCAACTGGTTCTTGCATTTCTTTAAGCTTTGCAGTTACATGATTTCTCATCTGATTGATGACTTCTAATTCTTCACCTTTGATAGCACCTCTTTGCAAAGATACTTCAATAAGTTGATACGCTATTATTAAAAATTGCTTTTCGTCCATAAGAAAGATTATATATTAAACTGCGGTTAATACTACTGCACCTGCATTAGAGACAGTCAACTTATACTCAGTACCGTTTGGTGATTGTAAATGGATTCCTGTTGAGGGTGTCTCCAAAAAAATACTACCATTAGGCAAAGTAAAGGATGGAGCCTCTGCTTTAATAGTATTCGAAGTAATGGTTAACATATTTTGTGCACCTACTGCTGTGCCTTTACCTATAACTAAATCATCTACTGAATCATCTAAACCAATATAAAAATCTTGATTATTGCCGTCAAAAACTATTTTAGAATCTACTTCTGTTCCATCACCTATCGTAACAGCGTCATCTGTCAAAGATAATATGCTATTAGTTCCTACTGTAGACCCTACACCAAGCACAAGCTTGTCTGATGTATCATCTAATCCAACATAAAAATCTTTAGCATTACCATCAAATACTATTTTTGTGTCCTCTGCACCACCATCTCCTATTGTTAAAGTTGGTGTTGTACCTGTAATTTTGACTGAATCGGTTGCAACAAAATCTGTAAAGACTGATACAACTGCTGCTCCTGCACCAGCTCCATCTAAAAGTACACACATGACAGAGCCATTTGTAATAGTGACGCTTGCTCCTGATCCTTGCTTAACAACAATAGATTGTCCGCCTGTAGTAGCATTTTCTATAAACATGACACGTTTAATTGTATTAGGACCTATTGTTAAATCCCTTGCTGCTGAAAGAGTAGCTGATGAGGTTACTTTGACATACATGCTTCTGTATGCACTAGTAGCAGCATTACCTACTGTTACTGTTTTATTAGCATCAGTATCGAAGGTAGCTTCTGTTGCATAACCTAAAGCATCACCTATAAGACTAAGGTTTGTGTTAGTTGATGAACCCCAGGATCCTGCTTCGGCTCCTGTTGCTATTTCTTTTATTCTGAGATTGTTATCGTATGTAGCCATTTTTCTATTATGACACCCTAATTATTGAATTTGAAGCACCAGATGATGGGAATGTAACTGTTAAGTTGCCAGCTGCAACTACAATATCTTCACCAAAATCTATTACTGCAACGGCTTTATTTGAATCTGAACTGTTATATATAAGTGCTCCTCTAGCTGTAACGGTTACATTTGAGAATGTTAGGTTATTGAAATCTACTACAGCAGTTGTGCCGTCTAAAGTAGGTGTGCCAGTCTTGAAAGTTAAAGCAGAGCCACCAGCGGTATAGTTTGTGCCTGATACTTCATTAGATGTGCTGTAAGCTGTCGTTGAAGCATTTAGAGTAGCTGCATTAGTAAATAAAGCTAACTTGAAAGTGTCGGGTGATCCCCCTTGATCAAAGTTATGTATCCCTTTAAATAACTCTTGTTTAAACGAATTAGTTAAAGTTGATGTTATTGCCATAACGAAATTCTACCATACATTTGGCTCAGGTGGACTAGGATCGTGTCTACCAACCATTATTGGCTCATATACGGGTTGTTTTGTTTGTTTTAGATATTCGCTTCTTTTGATGGTTTTATATTCTCCATCATCATCAGTCATAACTAGTAATGGGTCTGCTAATCTATGGTAGCCGTAAAGCTTCTCTTCTGATGGTACATTAGCGTCAAGAGTAGGTGACGTGCTAGCTACACCAACTTTCATGCCTTGTTCTATACATTTAGCTAACCAATATTCAACGCATGCTCTGCCTGCTTCAGCGTAATGTAGATTATTTTTATAGCTAAAATCTACACCATATAGGTTAAGTTCACCTACTTCTGCTAAATAAGCAAAAGCTACAGCATAAGCTACTGTATTGTTTAGGTAGTTAGTTTTGCCTTTTTTTACTACTTCTTCAATTGGATATTCAACAAGACCAGGACATCTATCATCTAACTCACAAGTATAGATAGGCCCTTTATGTTTCTTTAGTACATCAGTCATAATATCTGTTTGATTTGCTGCATTTTCAGTATCCAAAAATCTAGCAGGTGGATCCATCATAAATACACGATCATGATAGATAACTCCTGCTACAGAGTTTATTGCCCATACTTCATCAAAATGTGCACTATGTGTTTTACTTAAACAAAAATCGTGCCAGCTTGCACCCATAGCAACTAAGGCAATCTTCTTACCCTTTAGTGATTTAATTTTCTTCATAGTTAGTTTACGGGAGTTCTAAGAGAATCATATCTAAACTCATCTCTTCGTCCTCTACCTTCAGCTCTATTTTTGAGCCTTGCAATCTCTTGATTGTATCTATTTTCATAAAGTGTTAATAACTCAGCATCACCTTTCATAAATATATAACCTTCTACTAAACACCCATATAAAAGTGCATTCCTAGCGTTTTGTGATAGCCAAGTTCCAGTCGTATCTGTAACCAAAGATGTAGGTTTGTATAAATAATTTATTTCTGCTGTATAGTTTTGGTCTGGGACTGGTGCTACGACTAAAGTAGAACCGCTTAATTTTTTTTCAGAGTCTGCATAATACTTAGGCAATCCTCTTTTTGTGGCGTCAACAGGGTCAACATCATATTGTTGCATAAAGGACGGATGTTTTTTATCTAAATAATGATAATCAGAATTAGAATCTAAAACCGCTAGGCTAAATGCTAAAACGTAGTCAGTAGGTGTGGTTAAAGTTTTAGTGCCAGCTGAAAAAGTAAGTGTGCTAGTTTTTCTAAAATTATCAAATTGAACATCTTCAAAAATTCTTTCTTCAACCGTTTTTATAATTTCATTTAAATCATTTACAAAAGTAGTCTCAGTATTTTGTAAGTAATCTTGAATAAGTCCTTTTAATTCTGTTAATGTCATGTTGTTATTGTAACTCTTCCTAATGCAGATGTTAGCAAGAACCCTCTAAAACTTCTACCTATTGGATTATCATTTGAAAACACATTACCGCCGTTTGCTTCTACATCATTATTCACTCTAGGGTCATGTATGGCTTCAGGATCTGCTATATGATTGAATGGGCCCAACTGAGGATGTTTAGGTTCAAAACACGAATCACAAACTTTGAGTCCAGTCCATTCTTTTTTTATTTCATGTAATTTATATTCAAAACCACATCTATCACATAAAGCTCTAGCAAACTTGCCAGTCGCATATGTCATCTTCTGACTCCAGGATAAGGTCTAACTCTAAATGACGCTCTATCCTCATCTTGATCGGCTGCACGCCTAAATTCTTCCTCATATATAGCTTTAAGGTTCCCAGTTAGCTCAGGAGCCTTTTTTTGCGATAAGTAATAGGCAAGGCCTGCTACAAAGCAAGGAAATAGCCTGAAGGGCATCTGCATAGTGTTTGTTGCTGAATCAACATCATCTATTCTCTCTAATTTGGTAAATCTGATAATATCGGTAGAATTTTCAGGTGTTGGGTACAAATATAAAACTGGATTTATTTGCTTGTCTAAGAAAAATTGTGAAGGTTTTGATTTGGAGTCTTTGTTAGGTATAGAGAAATATTCTGATCTAGACAACCTATCCATACGTATATCTGTTGTGTCAGTCCCTACGGTTCTTCTAACCGTTACATCTAAAATGTCTATTGTGCTAGTACCTAGTTGATAATTATTGGTGCCTTCAGTAACTGTTTGTGTGCCAGTTGATATGGTCCATTGATTAAGACCTCTGTTAGCCCATTCAGCTAACATTAGGTTTGCTGATCTAATAGCGGTTTTTAGATCATAACCAGTTCTAAGTTCTAAGCCACACCTTTCGTATGCTTCTTCTATAAACTCTGTAATATTGAGTTCAAAATCTTTGCTACCTGAAACTGCCATTAGTCCTCATATAAATTGTTAAATGTGATTGCTGGATCTAGATAGCTTTCGTGCCCTTCTGCTGAGTGCGTCCATTGTGACGGTTTAAAGTCAGGTGCACCTTCGCCTGTTCTCCAGAGTGCAGGACTAGTAGCCCTAACTCTGTTGTTCGGTAAAGCAACTAAGTTACCTTTCCATTTACAATCTTCTGTTATATATAATACATGAGATTGTTTGTGTTGTGCAGGGTCATCTGCAATATCATTATTTGTATAGTCAACTGTAAATAGGTATTTTGCTTGATAAAAATTACCATCTATCTTTGCTATCCAAGGTGATGAGCTTACTCTATCCATCACAACTACAGAATGATCCCTAGATTCACAGTCCCAAGGTTGAGCTAAATGATCTTCCATAGGTTCGGGCCATTCTTCTAAAGGTATGTCTGCAACAAGTCCTTGTATAGGCATTCGAGCCCACATAGCACCACCATGTATGTTACCCTCTTCCCAGTCTTCTCTATCTATCTCGCACCCAGTAAATACTACTTGGAAACTTAAAGATCTGTCTGGAATGGTGTTTACTGCTATGACATAGGCATGTATAAATTCGCCTTGATAATTTTCGTGACCAGATGTGAAATCTCTTCTTACCCAAACTTTGAAATGGGGTATATTACTTATGAGATGGGGCATTAACGATTTACTTCAGCGCCTTGTCTGGCTCTTCTTCTGTTTGCTGCGCCACCTAAAGCATAGCCTTTAGGTTTCTTGGGTTTTTTTGGTGCTCCACCCATAGCATAACCTTTAGGTTTCTTGGCTTCGCCTCCGTCTGTATATCCTTTTGTTCTTTTATACATAATTAACTTATTGTTGTAACCTTCCTACGGTCATTCATTACTTTACCACAACCTTTAGCTATAAATCCACCACCTTTCATTTTCACTTTAGCTTTTGGTGTATTAGCTACAACAGTTTTGCCTTTACTGCCTGCTTTTTTCTTTTTTCTAGCGGTAGATGCCCTTTCTGATTGAGATAAGCTCTTTGCTTTGGCTGCAGGTAAACATCTGTCAGGGTTCTTTTTATCTTTGCTTGTGCCACAAGCACCTTTAATTTTTCCGTCAGTCCCTATACGAACCCAATTCTGTTCACGCCATTGTTTTAACTGACCCATTATCTCTTCCTATTAGACATAACAGCGCCTTGGCCTCTAATCTTGCTAACAAGACCTCCTGCTCTTTTTTTAACTTTTTTTCCTTTAGCGCCTTTTGCGTAGTTTGGATCTTTACAATATTTAGAAGCAGCCATATTTGCATATGCTCCAGGGTATGTATCAAAAGTCCTTTTAGCCCAAGCTTTGCCTTTTGCACATATCTTACCGCCGCTTTTTGCTTTCTTAGCCATATTTTGATTATATATCAGAAATTGGCTCGTAAGCACCTTCTGCAATCAAAATATCCTTATTGATCATATGTTCAGCTTCTACGTCAGATTTGCTTTGGCCAAAGTATTTTACCGCTAGATTATTAGCTATCATAGCTTTATTGATGTCCAAATCATCCACTACAATCGAACCAAGCACTCTACCGTATTTGCCTTTAGAATCTTTTAGTTCGCTTCTGAGAACTATATCTTTACCGCTATCTATAGAATCTTGTAGAAATTTAGCTGCTAGTTTACCACGTGCTTTTTCATCTAAGTCACGAGTTCTAGATTCTGGAGTATCAATACCGTATAGACGTACACGGCATTTATGAAGAATACTAAAGCCTAAATCGAGGACACAATCTACTGTATCCCCGTCTACTACTCTAGTTACTTCGCATTTATATTCGTACACTTATGCCCAAATAGCTGCACAAACTGTTTTTACTAAAGCTTCTTCACCAGAGTAATCAGTAGCAGCACCACCGTCTTCTACGAATTTACTTAGATGTTTTACTTCTGTTGCAACTGTACCGTCTAAATGAGCATCTGCTCCTGTACCAGTTAATGTGTTTTCATAAACAACCATAACTGTAGGGTGTTTTGCATTAGCTGTATCAGCTGCTGTACTATCTGCTAGAGGATAGACCTCTATTCTTTGAACGCTTTGCTTGCTTGAAATTGCCATTATTTAACCTTCCTTTTTTTATACTTTCGTTTTGGTTTTTTAACCAAATCCTTATGTACCATTGTATAGGCTTCATTTCCTACTGTCGACTTGTCATCTGCAATATATCGACCATCTTCATCACGAGCTCTGACCTTTACCCAGCCAAAAAAATTTCCTACTTTTTCCCAAAAATTCATACTAACTTCTCCTAGTTTTCTTTTTAGTTGTCCCACAACGCCATTTTTTCAAAGCTAAAGCCTTTCTTGTTGGCTTGCCCTTTTCATCTTTCATAGGACCTTTTACACCACTCATTCTAGCACAAAATGAATCTTTTCTTGCTTTTGCCTTTCCTTTTGGATTTTTGGCAGTTACAGGAGCTTTAAGATTTGAACCAGTTTTTCTATTGTAATATTTTCTGCCTTTAGCACTTAAACCCCCTGTAGGGCTCTTGTGCACTTTTCTCATGCTTACTGCCATATTAGGCGTGGAATATTGTTACCCTATCTAAATTGGCTAAAACAGCATGTATGCCGTTTTCGAACAATACACCTTCTGACGGGATACTTAATGTTTCTGTATCATTAGCATTACAAGGAGCAACTAATAAAATTGTTCCTGTTACACTACCGTCTCTAAAAGTTACTGTACCATCTGATGAACCACCAGCTATTACATACCCTTTTAGTCTGGATCTATGTTGAGTTAGATCTACACCACCTGTAGCGGTTGAAGTTGAAGATGCTGTTTTGACATCACTTCCTACTAATCTCATTATTCTTTCTCCTTTATTTCAACATTACAAGGTCCTATTGCTTCTAGTTTTTCTTGTATTTTATTTGCATTTGCGACTGAGACTTCGCCAGACTCACCATTTGGTTTTACGTATTTAATTATATATGCCATTAAAACTGCTCCTCTGGTCTTCCATAACCACACATTACATAATCTATATCAATACTTTGTGAAACTGCACCAGAAAGACCTATCGTTGGCATCATGTCAGAGCCGAATGGTATTGTAGCAGTTGATGAGTCATTCTGTAGCTCTTGGCCGTCTAAATGTGCTCTTAGTGTGCCTGCAGCATCGTACCTTTTATCGTTTATCTGATAGACCATAAACTTTCTTTTTGGGTCATAATAAAATGTAAGAACATTATAACGATCTAAAGTTGTAATTTCATCTGTTCCATCTAAATGTCCAAAAGCACCAACAATAGCACTTTTCATACGTAGAAAACTACCAGCTGGAGAACCACTATTAGGATTAAACTGAGTCTGAAAACTTGGATGTATAAAACCAAATCCTGTGTATTGGCTGCCTGTAAGCAAAGTTTGTTCTGACATACTAAAACCCATAAGACAATCGGTTGCATTAGCAGGATATTTGTAACGAATTTGCCAAAAGAATGGTTCTGTACCAGTAAATGGCATAGTAGCTCTATTGGCACCACTACCTCCAGCCCAAGCTAGTAAGCAGCTACCAGCAGCTCCTGTAGCACTTGCAGATGTAGTTAATCTCAAAACACCGTTTGCTGTACTGCTATCAAACTGAGATGTTGGCACTAAAGCTACTGTAGAACTTGCATTTGTTCCTACACGCCACCCATTTGAAGCGGTATCAAATGATGTAAAGTCGTCGAATATAATATTAAACTTTGATGGCCAGTCACCACCCATATAATCACCAGCTGGGTGATTTTTTAAATCTGGTAAGTTATTAAAACCTTTTTCGTAATTTGTACTCATTATCTCTCCTGTACGATAGTTAAATAATCTACTGTCAACTTGCTTATAGCTGCGGTACTATTTCTAATCATCATAGTAGGCATCAAATTTACACCATCAGGCCATGTAGCAGGATTTACAGTATCTGTTCCTGGTGTGAACGGTAAATCAGAACCACCTACACTTGCACTACAACCAGTCCAACCTCTAGCCGAATCTCTAAAATAAACGGGTTTGTGAAGATAGGTTTGATTTGTATTAATTTGACCAGCTGGTAAAGCAGCACTTACATTTCCTAAAAAAGTATCGTTGTTTTTTGGGCTTGGTATGCTTCTACCAACATTTCTGTTGGGATCGTAGACAAAAATCATTTCAATAAACTCATCATTTGTGATGTCACCAGCTGTTGGTAAAAAGCCTGAAGCAGTAGTACCAAATACACAATTAAGAGGTAAACCAGTCCCTGTGCCCATTAAAGCAAACATAGCTGGTTCAGAACCTGTAAATAGTGGATCTATACCTAGTCCTTGTATAGTACCACCCTGACTTAATAAACCGTTGAAATCAGTTTTTCTTCTCATCAGACCAACATGTAAAGCACATGTTTGCCAATTGTCACACTTAAATCTCATAGCCATATAAGTTTTCTTTTTTGGATCCATTGTGTAACTACCAACTGCTTGAGATGCGTTACCTTTGTATTGCAATAAAACTCTATCGTTATTTGCATTATCTGTAGCTATTTCTAGTAAGCCACCTGATCCGTTTATGACACCAACTGAGTGATCGCCTGACCCAGCTTCTACTACTGTTTTTTCCCAATGACCTGCTACGTAGTTGTTAAAATCGTCATGCCAAACAATATATTTGCTTTTATCTAAGACACCAATTTTAGAAAAAGGATGATCTTTTTTAACAAAGTTGGAAATACCATTTGGAAAACTTACACTTGCATTTCCAGTTATCTTTTTATTAACTTCACCAACTGATGAAGTTTTTCCGAATATTACGTTTCCATCATTACTTGCCATTATACTTCTACCTCATCTAAAACTACTTCTTTACCAACAGCTACAGCGGCCATAGCAGCATCTGCTAATTTCTTTTTACCTGCTGTTGTATTTGCATATTGTGTTTCTACACCGTCTACTGTTAATGTTAATTTCTTAGCCATTATTTTACCTCCAAACAAATATTTGGGAAATCATGATTTTGAGCCTGCATCCAATCAGACAAATCTTTCATACTACTAAACTCCATAGAGCCACCACGCCATCTTATTACATATGTCATACTCGATCCCTCCTTCTCATACCGCATCTAAAGTAATCTACCTTCATACTATTAGCAGACGCTTCTTTTGTTCTTACTCCTAATGTTGGTACTAACACTCCTTTTGGATATGCCCAAGTTTCAACAGCATTTGTTGTTTTTTGTCCTGTCAATCTATCATCAAATGCAGCTCTTTGAATGAGCACACCTTGATATGTCCAAGAAATTAGTTGTGATTTACTGTCATAAGATACACCTAAAGTACAAAACTCTCCATCTGAAGGAAAAGGCACTTGATTTACTACAGACGTACCAGAAATGCCTTGACCAGTACCATTCCAAGTAGCCATTCTGTTGCCTTCAGATCCTGGTGATGTTGATTGTGTTCCATATCTAACATAAAAATCAGCAGGAAAAAAACCACCTACATTTGTAAATTGATGTCCGATACTGTCTTGGAATCTAAAATTATCAAATATTTCATCATCAGCTTTACCACATAACCCAATAAACGCATGCATTTTAGTTGCATCGTAATGATCAAGGGCTATTCTAGCTTCGTAAAAAAAATCGTGATCTAAATCAAACTCGAAAGCACTATTAATAGCAGAGTTTGTACCAAGCTGTATTAGAATACCGTCATTTGCAGCATTGTCAGTAGTCATTTGTATGACACCGCCATTCCCATCTACGTTCGTTACGCTATTTGCTCCTGAACCTGCAGCGGTTTCTGTTACTTTCCACTCACCTGCATTGTATGTAAAAAAATCGTCGAAGTATTCTGTAGTAGGACCAGGGTGTATTAAACCCATAAGATTTGACCCTTTTAGTTTATCTACGTTAGAAACGTTGTTCTTAAAATTAACACTCATAAATTACAGTCCTCCTTGGACCAGCATTTATTTGCTAAATGCCATAATTTATTTGAGTGTAACTCTGTTTAGATAATTAAGCAATAAAAAAGGGAGCCCGAAAGCTCCCTTGAGGGGTACAAGGTTTAATTATGCACCTTGTGAAGCATCGACACATCTCCAGTTTGAGAATCCAAATGAATATCTCTCTCTAGCTTTGTATCTTAGATTACCTGTATCAAAATCACCTTCAAGTGATGTTGCCATAGGTGATCTAACAAAATGCTTAAAGCCGTCTGGACAGTCTGACTTAACGAAGAAAGCATCTGGGTCTGTTAGATAGTGGTTAACCACATACCCTTCAGGGAACATTCCCATATTTTTCATAGCGTTAAGGTCATTGTTGGCTGTACCAGATTGACCTGGGGAATTAAGAATTCTATCTGCCACAAATTGTAATTGTGGTGGAATGATAAGCTTAGTTCCTTGTAAAGCAATTGCTAATCCTCTATCGTCAACCTGAGTTGAGATTCTGATAAGCGTATCTTCAAGTGAAGTTTCATTCAAGTCAGCAAAAACTGCTGCTCTGTTAGCTCCAACACCTCCACCTACTAACGGGTGGTCAGATGCGACTAAAGGTTTACCGTCACCTCCAGCTGCTGCTGCTGAGAAAGCGTTATTAAGAATATTTGCAGCTTTGATCTGCTTGGTATTAGCCATACTTCTAGCTAATGCTTTAGTATATCTAGAACCAAGTCTGTCATACAAATTATCCTCTACTGCTTCTTCAGTAAGTGCGAATGCTAACGCAACTGTTTCATGCTCATACCTTGCGGTAAAGCCTTCACTTGCGTTGTCATAAGATATACCAGCACCTTCTGCTTTATCAGGGGCGTTACCAAATCCAACAATTTGTACTTCTTCTTCGAATGCTCGGTCAGATGACTCTTGATCGAAGATTTCAGCGTGCTCATTGTCGTATCTAGCATACTCCATACCAAATAAAGCGTTTAAGCCTGGCTCTAATTCTTTTGCTAATTGCGATCTATTAATTGCCATTATTTACTCCTATTATTAGACACCAGCTGTTGTGCTGTATGCATGCTCATTGATTTTTACTAACATTTTGACATTTGCACCAAAAGCATTATCAGGTTCGTTTACCTTACTAATAATTCTAAATTGTGCAGTACCTGCCCCTGATGAAGCAGCTATCTCAGCCTTAGATTGGCCAGATACTGTATCACCAGCTGTATAAGCTAAATCAACGTTTGCGCCCACATCGGTTAATGCGAGTGAGCCTGAACTTTGTACTTCGTAAAGGTTCTCAGGTGAGTCCTCTACTAAAGCGATAATTGTGGATGTAGAAGTTTGCCCAGCTGGAAAATGTGCTTTGTAAGTCACACTCCCATCTGTATCAATAAATTTACAACCACGGAAGATCCCTAATATTTTGACGGTAGTAGCTGAATTAACGACGCTAATGGTACCGCCTGTCAACATTTGAACAGGGTCTCCAGAGAAAATTGCACCCGCTAGCCCACTTGCGATCTGATATTCAGTACAACCATTATTTTGTGGTGCACTTCCTAACTTACCAACAAGCTTAAAGCCATTAGGTTTATCTGGGTTTGCCATAATATTTTTCCTTAATTATTATTTACGTTTACCGCCCCCGAATGTTACTGAAGAAGTTCTCCTCGGAGACATAATTGGAGAACGAGCATCAGATTCTTTCAATAGATCATTATCAATGGCTTCCTGCATAGTTCTGCTTCTGTCCTGATAATAAGAGTTACGTTCTTCTCTTGTCTCTACTGGAATCTTAGCTAATAAAAGCCCACCTACACCAATTACTCCTGCATGCTTTCCATCCATGATGCTAGGAAGCTCAAAATCTGTGACCTCTTCAGCTCGAACAAGTTCGAAACCTTCACGAAGTCTAGACATTACATTCTTCCTATCTTCTTGATTTAAAGTCTCTGCCCTTATCCACCTGTAGACATAGCCTTCAGGGGCGGGTGGAGTATCCAATGTGCTCGGTGGAGCCCAAGGTTTGCGTGCTACGTCTTTTGCACGAGTATCAGCAGAGCGGGTTACTCTGTCATTTTCAGGTTTTAAAAACCTTCCCTTATCGTCTCTATCCATATCTATTACCTTTTTACGAATTTTGCGTACTCATTAAGTGGTACGTTTAACTTCTTAGCCATTTGCACCTCAGATGGTGAAAGTTTAACTTTACGTTTACCTCCAGAACCTTGTGTGTTTCTGGCTGCTGAAGCTACTTTTTGTTGTGGTTTTTGTGTTTCTGTACCTGTTCCATCTTCTGATTGAAACTTGGTAGGAAATTCATTCCTCAACCTTTTATCAACTTCAGTATAGTATTCATTTGAGTTAGGATCAAATCCTTGATCAACAAGATCTTCATGTATACCAAAAGTTGCCATTGTCATAACCCTGTCTTCTCCAAACCATTCATTCTTTTCAGCCCAAGCTTGAGCTTTAGGATCTGGTTGTTGTTGAGGTGTTTGTTGTGTTTCTCTTACAGGTTGTTGAATTGCTATATTTTCTTCTTGCAATTTTTGTTTTGTATTTCTTACATTAGATTCTTCAACAGCCAATTGAGACAAAATATCTTGAGCCTTAACAATCTTGTCATGATCTTGATCTATAAGTGCTTGTTTCAGGGCCGATTGTGCTTGTACTTTTTGAGATTCTAATCTACCTTCTTTTTCATTTATAGCATACTGTTGATTACCAGTAGCACTTTTTTTCAATACATCGTTTTCATTTTTAAGATTATTAGCCATATTAAAGGCACTTTCACTAGCTCTTTCAGCTTCTCTTAATTTACGAGTAAGACTATTTATACGTTTTTGAACTTTATCAGAATAACCTGCTAACTCATCTTCTTCTGGTTTTTCAGCAACTTCTTCTGTAGATTCAACATCAGAAACCGTTTCGGCAACATCTTCATTTTCAGGTTGTGGAGTTTCTTCTAGCTCTACAACTTGACCTTCTTCAACATTGTCAAGGTTTTCATTTTTTACTTCTTCGTTCATATATCCTCCTATACTGCAACGATATCGGTTGGATCGTGAATAGTTGCTATTACTTCATCATCATTAATAATTCTGCATTCTGCATCATCACCAAGCTTGAATCTGGCACCAGCATAACGGCCAATCAATACCCATTGTTTTTCTTTACACCAAGCCTTGTTACCAAACTTAGCATCTTGATAACAAAGCGGACCCATCTTTACCACATAAGCACATACCGTTGAAAGTCTTTCACGATCAACCGTATCTTTTGTCATAATGATGCCACCTTTAGACATACCCATACCTGAAAATGGCAATATTAACATACGCCACCCTGTTGGTGTTGGCATTCTTTCTAAAGCTGATTTGTCGAGCAGAGTGGGGTCTAGTACCTTGACACCAGGATCAACATAGGCCTTTTCAACATCTTCACCTGTCTTTTGAACAGTTTTAGATATTGAAGCATTTTCTTTTTCGATTTCTTTTGCTACGTGATCAGGAATGACCACTTTGTTCGTCTTCGTCATCTTCTATTACTTTTCCAAGCAGCTCCCTTAATTCATTCTCTACTTGAACCAGAGCTGTATATTGTCCACGTAGATATTCTAATTGGCTCATGTCTTTAACACCACCCAATATTGTGTCATTAATATTTTCACGAGATTCATGTAAATATTTAGACAACTTGTCTTTTACCCAAATTACTGACATCAATAAACGCCAGAAAACTTAGTGCCGAATTCAGCAATACCTGTTCCTCTTGCCTTACCCTTACCCATTCCTGGTTCTGGTTTGGTAGTAACAGAAACACTTTTTGTAACCTTTAGAGGTACATTACCTTTATTGCTGTAGCTTTGTTTTTCTTTCATTACTTTCATAATTTGATTCTATACTAACTTATTTATTCCTCAAGTCTAACATTTTTAAATCTCTTTGCTGTTCTAATCTATCTTTTGTCGTCTCATCTTTCATTAAAGCTATATTTTCTTGCGTATCGATTCTTTCACGATCTATTTGATCTCTCCTTAATGAGTCTTCCATTTTTCTCTTTTGATCTGCTTGGAACTGTTGATTTTCTAAGGCTAGTTCTTGACCTTTTAGTGCAATTTCTTGTCTTCTTAAAGCGACTAAAGGATCTTCATCTACAGGACCGCTTGTAGCTTCACTAAATGCAGTAACAAGTTCTGCATAAATAGGTGCTGAAAAACCAGCTAAAATATCTGTAGCTTGCATTTGAATTGCAGCAGCTTCTTTTTGACTTGCATTTTGTGCTTGTGCCATCAGACCTTGATATTGTTCTTGAGCTTCAGGAGGCATAGATTGTTCAGCCATAATATCTGCTTTCATTTGTAAGTGTTCCATAATGTGTGCATGTATTAAAGCTTGCACCATAGCATTAGATTGCACAGGTGGTGTTTTGAGAATAGCCGTATGAGCAGCGATATGAGCATCATGATTTTGTTGTTTGAAAGCACGTGCTGGTTGTCCCATCAATAACATATTGTTTTCTTTACCTGCATCCATAGGTGTAGGTTGATCTGATGGGGGTGGTTTTAAAATAGAATCTATATTATCTATACCAATAGCAGCATACATTCTTCGATATGCTTCATATATGCCACCTGGTCCATGTATCTCAGGATTAGATTGCACTAATTGCATCATTTCTTGTGCCATAGCAATTCTTTGTGAAGTAGAAAATATATCAGGATTAGAAATAGGCATAATATCTACTTTCTCATCAAAGTCTTGTGCTTTGATTTGATTCATACCGCCTTCAACTTGATATGGATATTCTGGCGGTAAATAATCTTTGAACAAATCTGAAAGTAATCTGAATTCTTTCTTTTGTGCGTTGTGTAATCTTTTATGTATTGCAGATAGAACCTTTGTAGATCGTTCTAATAAAGCTAAGGTAGTTCCTACTGGAGCTGATGGATTTCCTTGGCCTACATTAATTTCAGCTATAGAAGCAAATTTTTGTCCTGAGTCTACTAATATACCTAATAGAGATAGCAAAGTATTACTAGGCTCTTTGAAAGGTAGAGGCTGTATAGAGTCACTCAAGCTACCACCAGGGGCGTCCACATCACGAAACTCTCCAGGCTGAATAGGAGTATCTTCATCTCTTATTCTTATACCTCTTGTCTTAAACCCAGCAGGTAGGTTAGCAAGGGTACCTGCATCTATCAATTGCCTTAATATAGACGTGGACGCTTTGGAAAGACCACCAATCATATGTGTCAAGCCAAAACCGTAGAATCCTAAACCAGGTAAAAATTTAAAATGAACAAAGTATTCTATTTTATTTTTCAACTCATCTTTCTCTTTAAAGTTTCTTCTTATAGACAGAACCTTGTTGCTAGACAAATCTATAGTGACTATATACGGTAATTTGATACCAGTCGGACCATCTTCATTCATATCTTCAAAACCTTCTAGGTCTAAATCTGTATGAACTTCATAAATAACAGCTACTTCAGTATCATCGTAAGAAGGCTCTTGACCAGATAAATTATCTATCTCTTGTTGTACTTCTGAATTAACTTCGACGTCACCACTCAAGGATAAATTTACGTTTCTATAAAAACCTGAAGCTTGCAATTTCTTAACTTCATTTTCTGACATCTTGATAACATTAGTGATACGCCCACATGTTTCTAGCTCTGTAGCATAATAAGGAACTATTAAATCCTCTGGTGCAACAAATTTAGATACAGCACGACCAAGGCTTTCATCGTAATAAACTTTTTTAAAAGCAGAACCAGCTAAAGGTAAGTAAAACAACAATTGATCAAGCTCTTCATCGTACTCTTCCATTTTATGCACTATCTGGTAGTTCATAAACTCACGAACTCTTTGTGCTTGGCTTTCTATATTAGAGTTGTATTCACCAATAATTTGTGTCTTAACTGGGCCACCCGCAGGCAATAATTCTTTATATGCTTGTGCTTGAAATTGTGTGACTGCTTCACCTAACAAAGGGTGTATAACACCAGAAGCACCAGCAAAAGGTTCACTTCTATCTTCATCAAACTTCATACCTAAGTATTTGAGACCATCCGTATAAGTCTTTTCCCAATCTTGTCTTGTTGATTTATCTTTTTCTATACTTGCTAATAGATCACTTGAGATACGTCCGAGTGTAGCTTCATCTATAAAATCAGCTAAGTTATCATCTGATCCTGTTTCATACATTTCTTCTTCGCCATCTTGTAATACAGCAGAGCCATCTTCTAAGATTTCAAAATCACCGTCTCTTTGAGTTATATCTAGGACTTGTTCTAATTCTTGTTCGTTAACTGTAGTGGGTTTGTCTGGATTGACTGGTGTTGTGTTTTCAATTGCCATTAGTGTAATGTCTCCTGTTCTATCAAATTAGCTAGGGGAAACAATTCACCAACTAATTTTAATTTTAGATCTGATGCTTGAGCATTAGCTTCTGTAAGGTTCTTTGCACATATCAAAGGACCATCTGTCAAAACACCGTTTTTTATATATTCTGTCATGTAAAATTGCAACATATTAATAATATACTCTCTTTACTGGTGCTTTGTCTTCATCTTCATAATCGCTGCCTAGTGATACTAAACCACCTTCACGAAAACGCATCAAAGCTTGGGTCATTGTATCACACAAATCATCGTGTGCACCAAAGGGGAAAGAAGCACATTCTTCAATCATCTCCTCGGCAAATGATTTTTGTGGTGCCCATACCATACCAGACTCAAAGATCGGAGCAACAGCATGCATACGTGAGTGTTTATCATGCCCCCTGGTAGGTGAATAATTCACAACAGGAATGCCTAACCGTCTAAGTTCGTGGGTTAGCGGGGTTCCTGAAGCTTTGGCTTCAACAAGAATCATATCAGGGTCCCAATAACGGTATTCCCTCATAGCTATCTCTTTGAGTTCTGGAAAGTCCCAACGACCCTTTTGACAGTCAAGTAAAATAATAGAATCGGGCGCACCATCAGACGGTCTAAATACACCCCAAGTAGATATAGCACTAAAGTCGGCGGACTGCTTTTTTGAAAATGCGGTATCATATGATTGTAATATATATTGTACTGGTGGCAAATTATCGTGTTCCCAAGTATTCCACCATTCACGCTTAACAATTGAACCCTCTTCTGCTGTTGGGGTTTGCATCCATTGAGCATTCCATTTCATACCGGGCAAAGAAGCTTTGACACTCAATAATTCTTCCTTTGACCAAAACTCTGGCCATAGTGGATTATCGGTTTCAGGAAAGATAGCAGGGAACTCGACAATCTCCCATTGATCAGCCATAGGCTCTTTTTGAGCATCAAGCAATCTTTGCGTTAAATCAATACTACTCCAACGAGTCATGACTAAAACTATTGCACCCTTTGGTTGTAAACGTTGTCGTGGACCAGAGGTATACCATTCCCAACATGAAGACATAGCTGAAGGTGAAAGGGCATCTTGTTCTGAGTGTGGATCATCTATTATCAGCAAGTCCGCACCACGACCTGTAATAGCTCCGCCAACACCAGCAGCGAAGTATTCACCCCCTTTATTGGTTTCCCAACGGCCAGCGGATTTTGAGTCAGCCGATAAAGTAACTTCAGGAAAAACATTTTTATAGTCTTGGGTGTCCATCATATTTCTAACCTTACGACCAAACCTATTCGCTAGTTCGCCTGTATGAGTGGTTTGCATTATTTTTTTATTGGGAAACTTACCCATTATCCAAGCAGGAAAGTAAGTGGAAGCAAATTCAGACTTAGTATGTCTGGGTGGCATGTTAACAATTAAACGTTTGATTTTGCCTGTCGCAATATCCTCAAGCTTTTGAGCAAATATTTTATGATGTCGGCCACATATGAACTCAGGCCAGGTTGCATTTATAAAATTAAGAAACTTAGATTGTGCGCCTTCACGCATATCTAATGTTTTTAATCGCTCTTTGAGCAGCAGCGCCTCTTTAAGCTCGGCATCAGTTAAGCTTTCGTATTGCATTATTTAGTAAGCATATTCATTTGTTCGGTAAAATCCATTATTTGATCAGATAATCTTTGTTCTTGAATTTCCAATCTTAATCTTTTGTTTATATTAGCAGGAGACTCAGCGTCAGATAATCTAGCTATATCATCTCTCAGCATTTGTCTTTCCTTGGTAGCCTCATCTTTATTTTTCTGTAGTAGTTTATAACCCTTTTGATCAGCTGGTGGTAATTTTTTTATCTTAGCAGCTTTTTCAGCATTTATAGCTTTTCCCTTTTTAACAATATCTTTTATATCGTCAGCTTTTCTAATTATTTTACCAGGAACACCAAATGGGCCTAATGCTGCAAATAAATAATCATAAGGGTCAGAGGGATTAAAAATAATATCAGTAAAATCTCTTACCGAGACATCATCGGAAGGTTCGGGCTTTTTTTTTCAGGGGCATCAGGCATACTAGGGCCCTCTAGTTGTTTTAACAACTTGCCTATTTGGTTTGAAGCACGACCTAAAGGACCAGGACCCATCATAAGTGTTGAACCAAGACCACGACCAGCTTCGCCCATCATTTCTCTGTATGCAGGATTATCAACAAATCTAAAAAATTCTTCAGGCTCATTGTAAAGTTCTGCTGGTGAAGGTAAGTTAGCTCTAAAAGCTTCTGGTTGTGAATAATAAAATTTTTGGTAATTTTGTAAAGCACCTTGATAGTTCATCATATCAGCGTCACTACCGCTTGGCAGATCTGATTTAACTGGCATTGGTCTATTTAATTTATCTTGTAAGAATGCACTTACTTGATAAGCGTCTGGAATGTAATCAAAGATGCTATTTTTCAGGGCACCTTCAGGTTGATAATCTGTAAATGTTTTTTCAGCTGCATCGCCACCGTCACTCATCTCAATAACGTCTCT